CAAATAGCAAGAGTTGGTGTTGTAGAAAATCCAAAAGTTACTGCAGGATCTATATTAACAGTAGATAAAGCAAGTGCTCTTAATGCTATTAGATTAACTGGTATCGGGTATAGTGTTGCACTTTTTACTGCGGATTCATATTTTGAACAAACTATTTCAACAGGATCAACAGCTGTTGGAAGAGTAATAAGTTATAATCAAGTTACTGGAGTATTAAAATATTGGCAAGATAGGTCTCTTGCTGGATTTACAACTGCAGGAATTGGAATTACAAATCCAACATATGGATATCAACTAAAAGAATTTACAGCATCTCCTGATACTGGAGGTAGTTTGACAATTGTTCCATCGTCAGGATCAAATCTTGCGATTGACACCTCTTTTACTGGTATCTCTACAGTAATAAATAATAGGACATATTATCTTGGTCAATCATTTACAAATGGGGTTTCTGGTCCAGAAGTCAAAAAACATACAGGAAATATTATTTACGTTGATAATCGTCCTGCTATCACCCGATCAGTAAATCAAAAAGAAGATATCAAAATTATTTTGCAGTTTTAAAGAATTATGTCTCAGCAAACAAATTTAAATGTAGCTCCATATTTTGACGACTTTGATGCTGCCAACGATTATCATAAGATTCTCTTTAAACCAGGATATCCTGTACAAGCTAGAGAATTAACTGGATTGCAGTCAATTCTTCAAAATCAAATTGAAAAATTTGGTCAGCATTTTTTCAAAGAAGGTGCTAAAGTAATTCCGGGAAATATTGGATATAATAGTAGTTACTACTGCATACAATTACAAAATAATTACTTAGGAATTCCAGTATCTGCATATGTAGAGCAACTTTTAGGAACAAAAATTAGTGGAGAAACATCTGGAGTTAGTGCTGTTGTAGATAAAATTCTTTTACCTGAAGATTCTGAAAGAGGAAATTTAACATTATATATTAATTATTTAAATTCTAGTTTAGAAAATAATTCTACTCAAACATTTTCTGACGGGGAAAATATAACTTGCAATACTACAATTGAATCTGGTCTTCTTGGAAATTCATCAATTTCTGCTGGAACGCCATTTGCCACTACTTTAGTATCTAATGCAGCACAAACAGGGTCATCTTTTCAAATTCAGGAAGGTATTTATTTTATTCATGGAAATTTTGTAAATGTTAAAACTGAACTTATAATTTTAGATCAATATACTACTATACCCTCATACAGAATAGGTTTATTTGTTAACGAAGAAATAATAAATTCTGACTTAGATGAAAGTTTAAATGATAATTCTCAGGGATATAATAACTATTCAGCACCTGGTGCTGATAGATTTAAAATTTCAGTTAGATTATTTAAAAAATCTTTAACAGATTATAATGACAACCAATTTGTTGAATTGGCAATTATTGAAGATGGAACTTTAAAAACTCCAAGAAAATCAAATGATCTTGGTGGAGGACCAGGAGCACTTGAATTAGTTGATATGTTGGCGTCAAGAACATATGCAGAATCTGGAGATTATTATGTAAAAGCTTTTAGTGTTTCTGTTTTAGAATCTTTAAATAATGGAAAAGGAAATGGTGGTGTTTTTGAGCAAGGGCAACTAACATATGGTGGAAAAATTGCATCAGAAAATTCAATAGTATATAAGTTTCCCCCAGGCAGAGCTCTTGTTAGAGGATATGACATTGAAACTTTGTCACCTACTTTTATTGATGTTGTAAAACCAAGAACAACAAAAACTCTAGTAGATCAATCAATTAATTATAATACTGGACCTACTTTACAATTAAATAGAACATTTAGATCACCAAGTATAGGTATTGGTAATACATATGTTCTTAGTCTGAGAAGTGCTAGGGTTGGACTTACTACAGATACAACAGCACCTGGAACAGAAGTTGGTATTGCAAGAGTTTATGATTATAGATTAGAATCTGGTTCTTATAATACAAGTAATAGTTCTCTGAATGAGTGGAATATATCTTTGTATGATATTCAACCAATTACAAGTTTAACTCTTAATCAAGCAATTACTTTAAGTGTTCCAACTTTTGTCAAAGGTTCTAACAGTGGGGCAACTGGATTTTTAAAAAATGCAGTTTCAAGTGGAACAGTATTAAGTATATACGAAGTTCAAGGAGAGTTTGTACAAAATGAAAGTTTAGAGTTTGATGGCATTTCAAACGGAAGAATTGCTATTGGTGTGTCAGCATTTAGTATGTCTGATGTCAAATCAGTATATGGACCAATTAATGAAACAACTGGATTATCTGGCATAGGCACCTTTAGTGCTGATGTAGTTCAATCTCCAACTTTAAATATTGGTATTGCCACAATAAGTGCTACTTCCGGAAGTCCTGGAGTTAGTACTGTAAAAAGCACAAATTCCAATTTTCCTGGAATTATTAAAATTGGAAATATCCTTCAGTTTAGTCAAGTTGGTTCAGGCCGTTTAGAAAAAACAATAGGAATAGTTGAAAGTGTTGGAAGAGATAATGTTGTTATATCACAACCAACATCAGTTCCCGGAATTTATCAAAGTTTTAACTTTGGATCAACCGTAGAAGTAAATGATCTACAACTTATAACAACAAAACTGGCAACATCTTCAGATGATACATTATATACTCCTTTGCCAAAAGAAAATATTTCTGATATTGACTTGACAAATGCTCAAATTTCAATTAGAAAAACATTTACAGTCAATATAGCATCAGGGCAGTTATCATCTAATGTAGAATCTGGTGTAAATGAAACTTTCTTACCATTTGATGATGAAAGATATGCATTAGTAAGATCGGATGGTACTACTGAGGCATTATCATCTGATAAAATATCATTATCAAATGGATCAACTACGCTACAAATTTATGGTCTTGGTGGTAATGATACTGGATCTACTCTTATTACAACCTTAAGAAAAGCAAAACCAAAATCAAAAGTAAAAATTAAAAATCTTGTAAAAAGTGTTCTTGTTGACAAATCTCAAAATCAAGGTTCTGGTGCAGGATCAACAACATTAAATAATGGATTGACTTATGGAAACTACCCATACGGAACAAGAGTTCAAGATAATACAATTTCTCTAAATTCTCCTGATATTATTCAGATTCATGCCATTTTTGAATCAGAAGGAAATTCTAATCCATCAGCACCAAAAATTAATTTTACTACTATTACTAGTAATTCTACAACAATAGCAGAATTGTCAGTTGGAGAATCTTTTATTGGGAATTTATCAGGTGCTAATGCAATAATTATTGAAAAAATAGACTCCTCTAAAATATCATACATTTATAAAAATGCAACTGATTTTAAAGAAGGAGAAACCGTAACTTTCCAAGATTCTGGTATACAAGCAGAAGTTTCTACTATAGAGTCCAATAGTTTTGATATTAGTTCAAACTTTACTTTCAATAGTGGGCAGCAAGGCACATTTTATGATCAAGGATTTATTACTAGAAAAAAAGGTATAGAAGCACCATCTAAAAAAATAAAAATATATTTCTCAAGCGGATCATATGAGTCAACTGATACTGGAGATTTTACAACAGTAGATTCTTACAGGAATTTTAATTATTCGACTGAAATTCAATCTATTAACAGTAGCAGAAATACTGATATTATTGATATTAGACCTAGAGTTTCTGATTATACTGTTGCAGAAGGAACAAGATCTCCTTTAGAGTTTTATGGTAGAAATTTTGATGGCTCTGGAAACTCTGCTGCAAATATACTAGCATCTAATGAATCTTTCTTATCAGAATTTACTTATTATCTTGGAAGAATTGATAGAGTATTTTTAAATAAGTATGGAAAATTTCAAATAATTTATGGGGATCCTGCAGAATCCCCACAAAGACCTAATCCCATTGATGATGGTTTGGAGATTGCAGAAGTAAATCTTCCTCCATATCTTTACAATGTAAAGCAGGCATCTTTGAAATTCTTAGAGCATAAGAGATATCAGATGAAAGATATCCGCAATCTTGATACTAGAATTAAAAATCTTGAGTACTATACATCTCTTTCTCTTTTAGAAATAAACACTTCAAATTTATTAGTTCCTGATTCTCAAGGAAATAGTAGGTTTAAATCTGGATTTTTTGTTGACAACTTTGAGTCATTTAAAACACAAGAAGATAGACTTCCAATTAAAAACAGCATTGATAGAAAACTGAGTCAATTAAGACCTAGACACTATACTAATGCTATTGATTTGATTTTTGGACCTGTTACAAATAGAGATCCAAGTGTAGATTTAAACTTTGCGTCAGTTGATGGAATCAATGTAAGAAAAACTAACGATATAATTACTCTAGATTACGGCGAAACTGAATATATCAAACAGATATTTGCAACTAGAACTGAAAGTGTGACCCCATTTATGGTTAGTTTCTGGCAAGGAACTATGGAATTAAATCCTGCATCAGATACTTGGGTCGATACTGTAAGATTGGATGCAAAAATAATTGATGTTGAAGGTAATTATTCAAATACCATGGAGGTATTAACAATTAGTGAAGGTTTAGATCCGCAAACTGGGTTTGGTCCTATCATATGGGATTCTTGGGAGACAAATTGGACTGGATTTACGCACAATGATTGGACAACCGAAAGAAGTGAAAGTAATGATGTTACAACTTCAGAAAGTGAGACCATAAGACGTAGAGCTCCAAATCGTGCTGGAATAAATGTAATTGAAATTACTGATACTACTGTTACTACAACTGTAAATACTATCCAAGATTCTTTTAGGGAAACTACTCAAACGGACGAAATGTCCAGAGATGGAACTAGAACAATTGTTACTGAACAGTTTGATACAGAATCTATTGGCGATAAAATTGTTAGTAGAGATTTAGTCGCAACCATGAGGTCTAGAAATATTGAATTTATTTCTAAGAGAATGAAACCTCTTACTAGACTTTATGCTTTCTTTGATGGACAAAATGTAAGTAAGTATTGTGTACCAAAACTTTTAGAAGTTACAATGACATCAGGAGCTTTCCAGATTGGAGAAAAAGTTACTGGGTTTATGGCTTCATCTTTTTCTCAAAGACCTTTACCAGATGCAATTGGTAATATAACCTTTAGAGTTGCTCAACATAATCATAGAGAAGGTCCATATAATGCACCTACTGC